AGACCACTAGCAGTATATGGCATATCCTCTTCATTTAACATAATACCACATGTACCCTTTTGTCCATGACGAGAGCTAAACTTGTCGCCGATTTCAGGAACACGCTCGGAAACCACACGAACCTTTACAAATGGATATCCATCTGAGTTTCTGTCTTGCCACACTCCATCTACACGACATTCTTCGGAGTTTTTGTGTGTAGTAGATGAATCTCTATAAGCATATCCATTCGGGTCACTCTTAATAGATGTAACTTTTCCAATTACAACATCATTCTCTCCAATGATTGCATTCATGATAGGAACACCTGCTTCACTCACTGCGTGATATGATGATGTCTTAAACCCACGTGTATTTTCGCGACGAGCCTTTGTAAACTTCTCCTCTTTACCAGATGCAATATTACGATGTTCTTCGTCCTTATAGATTGTATAATATAGTGTACGAAAGAGACCACGATTAATAGCGGCTCTATTAAGAATCACAGAATCCTCTTGATTATATCCACCATAGCAACCAATAGCTACCATGATGTTATCGCCAGATGGCATCTCATGAGTCTTTAGAGTGTTCATCATACGAGTCTCAACAAATGGACGCATCGGACTACAAAGAATATAACCGTTTTTATCAAGTCGCTTCGCATAGTTCCGAGCAAAGATACCCATTGCTTGCTTTCCCATAGCAGACTGATACGTGTTACGAGGAGACTGATTATGGTCACTGAATGGAATCGAAGAGGCCATGTGTCCTAAAATAAGTGTAGGATGAACTTCACAGTGAGTGTGTGTGCTCGTTAGTTCACTTGCAAGCATTCCAACACGAATGACTTCTGTTTCACATGGATCGATATACTCAATGTTTGAACGAATCCAGTCATTCCACTCAGCATTCTCACTCGGACCTGGAAGAATCTCGCCATTTTCTACACGAAATAGTGGTCGTACAAATCGTCCGCTATCTGTCTCGATATTAATAATATAGTCTCGAACATTCCAGGAGACTCCCGTATGCGGATGCAGTGAGAAATTACGCTTTGCATTTCGGAGAAAAGCATGAACCTCTGTAGGCTTTTCCGTATAGGCAACAATCACGCCATTAACAACCACCATCGTTCCACGATAGGTTGTGGATAGGCTTTTAATCCATTGTAGATTAGAAATACTCTCGAGTACATTGATGACAACATTCGATGGAGTATGTTGTGTGATAGACGTAAGCATCGCCATAGATTTTACAATACCAACAGAGTGACCTTCAGGTGTCTCAACTGGACACACGTATCCCCATGATGTACCATGTAGCTTGCGTGGTGCAAGTAGCTTACCAGATTTCTCAACAGGAGTCTGAATTCGACGAAGATGAGATAGCGTAGCAGAATATGATAGGCGATTTAGTACTTGAGAAACGCCCATCTTTGTCGCATTCGACATAGAAGATGTCGTTGTACCAAGACCTTGTACTGTAAAGTTACCAGTTGCCAGTGCTTGTTTTAGCTTTCCTTCAATGGTTGAAACTTTCAGAATTTTGTATAGATTGTTGACATTGAGAATCTCAAGTGGACGGGGCACATCACCTTTTTTCCATACGTCGTTATTTACTTCATGAACAAACTTACTACGAATATCCTTGCATACTTTCTGAAACAGCTGACGAAATAGATGAGTCAGAAGGGCACCTGTTGTTACTACTCGCTTATTTGGATATGCATCTCGGTCATCAATACTAATAACGCCTTCTGATGCAAGGATGAGTCGTTGCACCATCCAAGATGTGAGAATCATCTTACGTGTATTGAGAACTTCGGGCGATGACATGTCACCTCCAAATTTTACATGAGGTAGATACTCAGTCTCCAAAAGGCTACGAACGTAACCATGTTTGTCCTCAGATGTAGTTCCATATTGCAGATGATGGGTTAGATATGTGATTGCATCTTCACGTGTATATACTTTTACATCAGCACACTCCTTAAATGTTGCTGCCAGAAGTTCAATATACTCACCAGTTGGACAAATGAGCCTTGCAATTTCTTCATCGGATTCCACGCCAAATGCACGATACATAACGCCTAGAGGAACATCCTCTCTAAAACGAGGAAGGCACATAGTGAGAGGATATCCTAGGCCATTAAATTTTGACGAAATACGTACCTCTAGTTTCTTTGGGGGAGTAGTAAACGATTCATGAAGCGACTTCATTTCTGCTGAGAAATCATACTTTGCAGATGTTTTCTTATTAAAGAAAATCATAATGCGATTATCGGCCACCTTCTCCTGGCATAGAATAGTCCTCTCACTGCCATGAATTAGAAAGTACCCAAATGGGTCATAAGGGCATTCGCCAATCTCTTCCTTTGATAGCGGATAGTCATTCATAATACAAAGTGATGAACCAAGCATAACGGGAATCTTACCAAGAGAAACTCCCTCAAATACCTTTACCTGTTCATCAAATTCAGATAGACTATCGCCCTTGTATGTGCGAGCCGTAAATCGAATATCACAAAACATTTGAGCGGCATATGTGAAGTTACGGGCTCTCGCTTCTTGGGGAAACATAGGCTTAATACGGCCAGTTGCTTCCTGAATACGCGGCTTCATATATGTAACATTCTCAAATCCAAGACGCAGCTCATATTTATATTTTTTTAGTTTCTCGTCTTGTTCGTGCCATACTACAATAGGAGCAGTTGATGCTACAATAAGTGGAATCTTGTTACGAATAAAATCCTCAAATGACTCAATTTGATGCTCTACAAGCTTGGGAATTCCTTGACTTTGAAAATAAGTTTCAATTGTTTCCCACTCCATAGTAGTTTTCTAGGATGTCTTCTTCGTAAATCTATTTATTCGTTTTTAACAATGGCAGAGCCGACATATAAAATTGTTAAGATTGGCGAAGAGGAAAAAAAGAGTCCAATTAAGCCGGTTGAAGACCCGAAACTTGACGGCGGTAAGAAAAGAAAGAAGTCTTTGAAGACTTTTCCTAAAAGTATTCTTAAAACATCAAAAATTATACCAGTTACAGACCCTTCAAGACATCCTCCACTCAGAAAAACGATGAAGAAACACACGATTCGTCTTTTGACTGATTCGAGTGTGTCTGCAAGAAGAAAGACAATTAAACATCGAGTTGATAAAATGTCCGATGAAGCTGTTCGACGAAAGGCAATTTCTCAAGGAATTTCTAAAGGAAAGGGTCCTATCGAGTTAATTCGCAAGAATTTAGAAAATGGAATGTTTTCTGGTTTCATTTCTTCGTAGAAGAGTAACGATATGTCTAATATATGGGGACCTATGGGTTGGATGACACTGCACTCAATATCTGCTAGTTATCCAGATAATCCAAACGACAGTGATAAGGCGATTCTTAATGAATATATGAATGCATTCGCATATACGATTCCATGCCATATATGCAATACTCATTTTAGTAACCTATTTTCTAGTTATAAATCCAGTATTCCATCATGGGCAAACAGTAAACAGGATTTGTTTATAGCAATTTGTAGATTACATAATGCAGTAAATTCGAGATTAGATAAGCCAAGAGCAACTACAGTTGCCGAGGCGATTCATTGGTTGAAAAATGCTACCACATATACTAGCCAAGCAGATTTTAAAAGGAATTACTTGATATATTTGCTCGGTCAGTTTAACAAGCTACACCCACCGCAAAATTCCTCTGTTGCTAAAATGAAAAAAATTACCGAAGAATATTGGAATTCTCGAGAATGTTCTTATTCGTCGTTAGTAATATCCGAAGAAGACATTCTGGTATACAAAAATCAACCAGTTGCTAATGTCATTCCAAGATTTAGACTCGGAATTCGGTCTTTTAGATTTAAACCTCCAACACAGTAGTTAGTGAGTATTCCGGATTCCATGGGAGAGAAATTCTAGGTTTCATTTCCCAATCGTGTCGTTTCATCCACGGATTTCTAGTTTCAGAATGAATTTCGTCTGGATACAAAATACGACGTTTTGAAAGTCGTAAGGAAGAAGAAGGCATAATAAATTGAAGTTGGCGATTTACATTAAAATTCAACTTCTTTTTGTAAATCTTAGTATGCTCCGAATATTTGAGAATATCAGAGACAAGTGGCGCATCACTGTATGGATATACCCAATACCAGTTAATTGGTTCACTGTTCTTAAAATAAGACCATGTCCAATGAAATGTCTTCCAGAATGCTTCTACAACTGGTTTAGTATCAGAAACTCCGTCAAGAATATGTAAAGCATATTTATGCGAGAAAAGTGTATTATCTTTTCCAAGAATTCCCTTTTCTTCCGGGCGTTTTCTTAATCCAATTTTCTCTGTATAGAAACCCATTTCTTGCTTGGCAGCGCATTCTAGAAATACTTTTCTACCCTCTGAAGTTGTAAGGTCTGGATTTTTTGCTTCTTTATATGTTTGTAGTGCTCTATCATAACCATCTTCTCGTAGAGAGAACATTCCTAAGTTTGGCATAAAGTCATTCCCAAAACATAGAATACTCAATGCCATATACTGCTCAATTTTCATAGGTAGTTCACGAAGAAGTTTCCAAATAGATAATGTAGCAAATTCTGCGCTCTTTAATTTTGGGTCGTTAAACTCAGTACTCTCTCGTAAGAGCCACATACTATACGGATTTGAAAGATTATGATGTTGTAGAGCAATCAAAATTAGGTCTGCATCTAATCCATAAATACATATATTACGCCTCTGGATATCAGGTAGTTTACGAAGTTCATAAATAAGTTTATGCTCGCCCTCTCCATGCAAACCAGTTCCATTAATGATTGCATAAGGAAATCTTGCTCTCAAGGCTATCTCTAATTCTCTCATATACGGTGTATCTGGAGAAATTTGGTTTCTGTCAAATGTACCGCTGTCTTCCTTGATTCGCATACGCCGATAACGTTGTTGAACAATTTTTGCGTATGGAACTAGTCCATCCATTGCAATGATAAGCTGTTTGGGTTTACAAATTTTTTCAACAATGTATTCCAACGCTTCTAGAATAGAAGAAATTGGCTCTTCGTCTTTTAGATAGCGATGAATTAGACAGTTGAAATCAATTACAAATACATCTACTTCCATAAGTAGATTCTTCTTGACGGCTTCGATGATGCCTTTGTGACTCTTTGATAAACTTGCAAAATAAAACGGGATTCCCATTCTGTATGTTAGCTTGACTGAGTGAAAACTCTTGGTATGAGACAAATGTATTGGGTCGTAGCACTTCTGTTTTTAATAGGGGCTTTAGCCTATGGCTATTCAGTTTCTAGTCAAGTAAAAGTAGTTACACCTGGTTGTAACTCTTGTCCTAAAAGTGATGAATATCCATCGAGCTCAATTCCTTAAGAATTTCAGAAGAAAAATCTCGCATACAAACTAAAATGTACTGGGCTAAATTTGCGTTTAGTGCGCTTCTATTCTTCGTTCTAGTTCCGGGTGTCCTTGTCAGCCTTCCTCCCGGCGGAAGCCGTCTGGTTGTTGCTGCTGTTCATGCCGTAGTCTTCGCCCTTGCGTCGTGTCTTCTTATGCCTCTAGTTTTCCCTCGCCGTTAAGTATAAATGGACCTAATCAGCTCTCTTCTAACTGCATTGCTATTCGCAGGATTTGTACCGGGTGTTCTTGTTAAGATTCCTTCACACGGAAGCACTGCTACAGTTTTAGTTGTTCACGCGGTTCTCTTTGCAGTTGTAACAAGCCTTGTAATGCGTTTCTATTGGCACAACATTCGAGGTGTAATTGAGCGCTATGGAAACTATGGACCAACATGCCCAAATGGACACGTTCTAGGAACTAACCAAGGAGGTATTCCAGATTGTGTACCAGTGGGGCGCGCTACATTCGACCCTGCTAGCAAGATGCCCCTAAATCCTCTTGGTACTAAGTAAATGTGGGTAAATATCTTACTCAAAGCAATTCTATTTATGATTCTTGTTCCAGGAGTGCACTTAAGTATTCCTCCTAGAGCATCTCTACCACAACAAGCACTGATTCACGGTGTAGTATTTGCGGTAGTAAATCACTTTGTTTATCGTAATGTTCTTCCCTTAATGGAAAAATTTGATACATTTCACCCTGACTCAAAAAAGGACTCACCTTGTCCGCCTAATTCTGTAAAATGTCCTTCCGGAGACTGTAAGTTATTTAGTGATATTTATGGAATATGTTAAGGATTCCACCACCCGTGCAGACCGTAAGGCGTATTTATGTAATTTGTAAAAGTGATGTGAGGAGCAATATTCTCATCCTCGGGATTTAGAATTGTAGCCGAAGAAATCAGTCCAGGCATCTCATTCTCATTTTGAGCTGAATCCAACGGAATATTATTCTCATTTCGAGCGGAATCGAGAGGAATGAGAGGAGGCATATCATCCTCAATAACAACTACAATCTGCCGAATGTTTGTTAGCTGCTCATCATGTGGCTTCGAAAGGTCAGTCTTTCGTCGAGTGTACCAACAAATAGAATCGCCAAATAGGCGCTTCATATTTAGTCCAAAGTCGGAATTGTTGATAACATCATGAATTAGCGCTCGAGTTCCAGGAACATACTCTGCCTGTAGAATAGGCGCATCTACAGTAGAGTGTGTATACTCAAACACAACGAACTTGTACGTTAACTCAGGATTCTGGTTTACACGAGAGAGTAGACTACGATACTTCTCATAGTCCATCTTTGAAAGGATGTGACTCACAAACTTCTTGACATACGAGTTCTCAATTGAAGGGCTAAAGATTGTTGAAAGCATTTTAAGTATCTGTTAACATGGTCTAACTTATGCACAGCCAATCCGTTTTTAAGGATACTCCTGCAAAACGGATTGATAAAATAAAGTGTCTAATACTATCAGACCACAATGCAACCAATTGACAACAATCAAGATGATGAGTGGGACCAAGCATACGAGGACTGGCTCGATTATCAAGACTGGATTCAACAAATGGATTGGGATTAAACACTTCGAATAAACTCCCATTTCAAATATTCACAAATCTTCTTCCATATAATATCATGTGCGATGAGACGGTCACGACTTTTCAGCAGAGGGAAGTAAATCTTATACTCATCTAGCTCTAAAAGTTCAAAAAACTTATACAAGATATATGAATAAGATAAAAAGTTAGTACGGTCATTGGGACAATAAAGCAAAAAGGGTGCCTGTATTTCTTGAAACATAGCTCTGATTTTTTCCTCGATTTCTGGTGTGATAGTTGGAGGCGGATTGCCATTGAGTCGAGAGAGGATGTGGGTTGCGTGCTCATAATACTTAGAACGGTTGAGCTTCTTTAAAATCTCTCTCATTCCAATCTCATTCAATTCTGCAATATTTTGAATACGTCGCTTCTTAATTTCACAAATAACTTCATTCATTACCTCATCTGGAATAATAGTACTCTCTTTTGCTTGAAATTGATTTAGAATCTCATTTAGATGATTAATCTTTTTGTACGCGTAGTTATTTCTCTCTTTTGGAGGGTCGCGAAATGACGGAAAGTCGGAAACCACTAACATATATTCTTCAGATCCACATTTTGGACACACAAGAATTCCCTCTTCAGATAACTCTTCTCTTGCAATATTACATTTGTCACAATGCTCCGTGGTATACGTTTTTTCGGTAATTTCAACTCCAGTATTTAGTTTCATACGAGTTGTGAACTCATCATATAAATCTTTTTTAGAAACAGCAGTTACATCAGTTATACCCTGAGTTAAATATTTTACAAATGTATTTTGGTCAGCAGGAGTAGTGGACATAGACTGAACTTTATCAGAACCACTGTAATACTTTAGAATAATATCTGCATTTCGAATATAATAATCTTTTAACGGGTCTCGATGTGTTAATCTCAACTGAATAGTTCTTAATTCATCCTGAAGCTTTGTAACTTTATATACATCTCGCATTTCATCTAGTTCTTTTTGAATTTCACATTCACGAGTAGTCAGCTCGTTAATATTAATTTCTTTCATATCAGAAATCAAATTTTGATGAATAGAATCTAACGTTCCAGACATAGTTTCAGAAGCTTTTGCCTTTGAAACTGTATCTCTAGACTTCTTTATTCTAAAAATATTGTCCATTTTGTTAACTCTTCATTTTTTGCCTGAAAATATAAAATATAAAACTCCAAGTCCTGCTAGAATCGTTGGAATTGCAGAAACGACGGTTATTTGATTGGAAAAAGACTCAGTTGTACCTGCGTTTGCTAAACATATCGACGAATCAACCACTACACATGCGCTTCCTGTTATATCGGGATCTAAATCCAAATTCACAAATTTAGCATCTGTTCCTGCTGCATTTGAAGCAGGACATGAAACGCATACACATGCGGGACTTGCGTCTGCGACTAGTGCTGTAAACATATGAAGAGGATTAAGACCCTCGATATCATCTGCAACACCAGGAATTAGTCCATTGAAATCAGAGCCTAACTCTGCAATAGAAGGAGGAAGTGCGGCGGCTCCAGAAGACTTATTGTTAATATAGTTGTATCTGGCTTGAATTGACCCGTCTGGAGCTGTACATGTTCCGCCGGTGTTAATAAAAAATTGATTACCGAGAGGAGGATTACCAGTAATAAGAGCTTCTACATAATATGCAATCGCATTAGCATTTGATGAAAGTTGACCAAATGAACCATTTGACCCGACACCTAATGATACCGGACCAGTAATACCATCGGAATAACTATAATCCGGACCTATCAACTCGGTTTCAATACCAGATGTTTTGTTTTCAAGGTTTGACCATATAGAATTTGCACTCAAATCTGCCATTATTAACTACTGATGTTTTTTGATATACTCAATAGCTTGAACTCTAAATGAAGAATTTGTTAGAGCACATGGTCTTTGCTTTAGAATATTAGTAGCTACTACCTCCGGTGACATTCCAAATTTAATACATAAATACATAAGAAGAAGAAATCCACTTCTATTGATGCCACACTCGCAATGAACATAAATAGACTTACATGTTGGATTCGCTAGAAATTTGTTCATTACAGCTTCGAAATCAGAATACCACTTTGTAATGTCTTCAGTAGTATGGTCTTTAGCCCCAATACATGCATACTGCTCCGGACATTCTTCTAAATACCATCGATTTGACACCCAATCTTCTGCACAATTAACAGCATGTGTAACCCCAAGACTACTAAATGTGAATAAATCTACGTTTTTAGCAGAGCCCATGTATATCCTCGGATGAACTCTTGCAATTGCATCATTTTGCCATCCCTTTGAGTTTCGTAAATATTTGTTCCATATAGCATCCATATGTTATTTCTATTTCATCAAAAACGTATTCGTTTTTGTCAATGAAGGCAATTCTAAAAATGGAGTATAGCCCACACAATTTGCATCTGCACTATGCAGAGCTCTATAAGCGTAACAAATTACTAGCATCGTCGAGGAATCGCATAGGTACTAGGTCTCGTGGTTGTGGTTGGTCCGACAGCACAATACATGCAGAACGGGCAGTTGTGAAACGTTTCGGTGACGTATCACAACTTTCCGGTTGTATTCTGATTGTTGTTCGAATCAATAAAAGGGGAGAGCTTCTTAATTCCAAACCATGCGCCGACTGCCAAAAATTCCTTGAAAAGTGTATGAAAGAATACGGTCTTTTAAAGGTATTCTACTCTTAATATAAAAAAAATGAAGAAGCTTTATGTAATTACGTATTTAACTAATGTTGAAGTAGAAGACTGTACTTTTTCAACTAGTTGGGAGAAAGCAGTAGAGCTTTTAGATAAAAAACCAGGTAAAAAACAGATTATCGAATATACATTCAATGAAGACGGTATTTCCGATTTCTGGACTGCAATTTATCGCTATAAAGGAGGTAAATTGGTATGCGAAACAACTCTAGAAGAGGGAGCCAAATAAAGTTCCAACTACATATGCGATTGCAACTGCAACTCCTGCAAGAATAGCGGCTCCCATATATGACGGTACTCCTCCAGACGTATACGTATTGGGAATATACTGAAGAATCATAGAGCGAGGAGTACTTAGAGATATAATCATCGCGGCAGCAAAAAACCCAAAATAGACCATCGTATTTTTTACCGCATACCGAATTGTATTAAATGTCTGACTATGATTTGTCATTTGCATAGAAGGTTTATGAGCACTGGTATTCATTGGTGAAATAAACGGGTCTACACCACCTGTCACAATCGGAGAAAATGTCGTCGACTGTGGAAGCTGAGGATTTTGAACGGGTCCAGAACCAAGAAGGTCATTTAGATCAGTTGCTCCGTCTGCCATTTATTTAGAAGAGAGGATTTCACATTGACTATCCTCCGCATGATATTCAAAACACTTACCATCTATTTTTATAACTTTACCTTCAATTTCATGAACTGGTAAAGATAACGCAGACTTACTTTGAAATGGCTTATGAAACAGAAGAATAGCAATCCCGAGTCCGACTATGAATGAAAGTAACGGAAGTGTCTCTTTAGAAATCGGATTCATTTGTGTTGAGATGCGATGAAATTAAGAGATGTTGCATTTGCGCAAGGAACTTCCGTTGTCTTGAATCGAACACATCCCGACTCTGTATGCATAGGGTTCACATCATATGGTGTCGGCAACTGTGGAACGCTTCTAATAGGCGGTGTGAACACTACAGCAATAAGGAGTCCGGTGAGAAACCCCGCAAATAACCAAAGTATCGAGAACATTCTTATTTACTACCTCGATTATTAGGAGCACATGGGCAGATAAACGGATATGTTATCGTGGTAAAATTAGGACTGCAATTTATGGCAGCAGAGAGCTTGTTATCTGTTGCTATCCGACCAGGATATTGTACTTTAATAACCGACGCTTCTGCTAGTACACGAATTCTATTTGTATATGCCTGGGAGCTCATTTGTTATCACTACCAGGAATTCTTAACTTACGTCTTACCTTTACAACTGGCAAAGGTAAAACTTCAACTGGTTCAGTCTTCATTACTTCAAATTGTTGGCGCACCTGCTCTACGGGAATACCCCGATATACCATCTCCATTTTCAACTTTAGGAATTTGTCCATACTCTGTAATGGGAACATTTCTCACAGCATTATGCCACGTTACTGGTTCAAATTTAACTTTTTGAAGCTCTGGCGGTGTTCCACTTCCGTGGCTCATATAGAGAAAATAGGCAAATGCAGAAATAACCGATACCAAAAGGATTACATTAAACCACCATGAAAACATAGAATCTCTCACATTTTTTACCCACAGCAAGTTATTCTCAATTTGAGACGCCGTATCTTTCACTAAATGAAACATCTTACTGATTGATAAGAAGATTGAATGGCATCTTTAACCACAGTGTATATGATTTCGGTATTGCTGTCAAGCATAGCGGGAATGGGCTCTGCATTTGTAGGGAATAAAATTTATCCAATTAAGGGAGGAGCAGAAATTCCACCTCCGACACCAGAAGAGGTTAAAAAGGCTACTGCCGAAGCTGCAGAAAAGGCTGCTAGGCTTGCAGCCGCTTCGCCTTATCAGAGAAAGAAATCTGAACATGAATCTTCATCCGAAGAAGGGTCTGATTCAGAATCTGATTTGGAATCTGATTCTGATGAAGAGACTGTAGTTCCAATCGTAGAGTCAAAGAAACACCCGACATTAGAACTGGAAAATACAAAACCTATAGAGGAGCCTGTAAAGGAGGAGCCCGAAGCAGATAAACTTGCAAGGGCTATTATGGATGGATTTAAGATGGATGATGAATTTGCAAAAAATGTTGTAATGTTTATTAAAACACCAGTTACGTTGTGGAGACAAATAGCATCTACACCAAGTGAACTCAAACAAAAATTCATGAAGACACTAACACATCCTAATCTAAATAAATGTCCGGAAGCTCTAAAGAATATATGTAAGATTGTATCTGTAAAATACTCAAATATGAAAGACTTTATCGAGGAAAAGGGGTACACGCCATTTGGTGATGAAACTGCCGACGCTCTGAATGTTCTATCGAGCAATCTCTAAAGACAATATTCATTTTATTAAGCAGAATATCAATATATTTATTTGTAGAATTATGAGGACATACTGTTACCTCTGCTTTACTCTCAAGAATAATACGTATTATTTCGTATTGCTCTTGAAGACTTATAGTTGCCATGCAAATATTCAGTGGTGAATTCTTATACATAAGATGTTCACGTATAACATCCATTACTAGGAGTCACTAAATACTGTTAAAACGCATTAAGAGGTTGGGCGTAAGGATTCTGATTAAACGCCTTGAGATAGGACGGGTCAATTCTCTCGACAAGCGCATCTTCCTTGAGAGGGACGTTGAATCTGTAGGAACCAAGATGCTCTGCAGTTCCAGCAGATGGTACAACGCTTGCACCGGCATTCATGCGCCCGGCATCAATAATTGCTTGTTCATTACGATTAGACTGCGCAGAATAACTTTCGGGACCCATTGAAAATCCAGTGCCGCTAGCACCCGCGGGACCGGGTCTTCCTTCTGCAGTAAGTCTCATAAACTCCTGATACGGCTCCGTAAATGCACGAACATAGGGTGCAAGAATCGCGATTGCTCCACCAACTGACCCAAAATATTCACGCTCTGTTGTCTCGCGTGCCTGAGGCTTATAAGGCTGCTCGGAATAAATCATAGGAGCTGTTTGAGCACCTACAGCTGTATTTACACGGTCCATTCCGAGTAGTACAAACCGATCCGGTTTATTCTTCTTTACATCTGCCTGTATACCCGGGAGAGTAACCGAGTGTGCTCCTGGGATAACTGGAGGCTCATATGAGAGCTTGGGTTTTGTTAAAACACGCGTTTCATCAGTAGTTTTTGGTAGAGCAAAGTTACGAAGCTGCTCTTGCTGAAATCCACCCTTAGGAATATTTGTATATCCATCATTTGCGCCAGGTCCTACTTGCACTTGGTCAATAGGAAATACATTCTTCATGTTTTGACCACTTACCATACGAGACTGCTCAAACTCAGTTTCTACCTGATTTCCGAACGGCTGACCAGTTCCGGGCTTTCTATCGAAGAAAGAAATCGTTTCACGCTTCTGAAAGTACTCTTTTCCTGCACCAGTATGATTATCTAAAATTTGGTCAGTAGCGCCAGAATACATGCTCTGAGTTACATTAGCTCCAAAGAATGGAACTTCATTATTATGTCCCTTATGGTCTTGAGTATGCACAATTTCATCTTGAATTCTTTGAGTGGGACGAGGTTCAGATTCACCGTTAGAATAATGCTCTTTCTGAGTAGAATCATTTGCAAGAAGATATCCCACTGTACCTAGTCCCAGTAAAAGTGCTACTTCGATCATCTTTGTATGACACACTTACTTTTTCTTGTCTCTTCCAGACTCTGTCTTGAGAAATAGGGTTGCTAATTTTTGCGGCCTGTGTTGAAGCCATGTCATATTACGATGAGATTGGTCTTGCTCAGAAGAATGCTTAGGCGAGAAAGCAGGAGCAAATGGAACATCGCGCTCTGTAATTTCATATAGCTTACGATTTACGGGTGTATCTAGTGAGTAGTTCATTATTGATTCCGCTTACTTTATTTTGTTTTAGAAACATGTGTAGTTCCATTATATTCAGACCACCCCATTCGATTGAATGCAGAAACAGTCATTCTGTTTAGCATACCCTTATACTTATCAACAAGTCTGTCAAATGTACCACTATCTGTTCCAGGAATTGGCAATGGAAACTTTGTTTGCTTATTTTTTGGTTTTACGCCATAGCAATTCACACCAAACTTGTTCGAGGGATTAAAATATCCGCCATTAACACCTGGTCTTCCACATCCAGTTCTCTTAGAAGTATCAGATTCCTGCTGTAGAAGTTGCCAAGTCGCATCCTGTGTTGGAAAAAGTGCCATACCACCCTGCGACCAGCCATAGCCACACCATTCTGCACCAGCTGCATAAGCTGTACTCAATTGGTCATATGTGGCAAGTTCTGAATCGTACGCAGCACAAACTGCTGGAGCATCATCATATGTATAATCATTTCCGCTTACATAAAAAACCTCCGGCTGTTCAATTGAATGAGGCGTTATAGCAACCGCGGGTGCAGGTGCGGGAGCTTTTTCATAAAATCCAATATCAATTCCATCAGTTGAAGAAGAAACTTTAAGAACTCCTAGTTTAAAAAGAACGTATCCGAGAACTCCCGCGAGTAACAATACTACAATTGCCGCCATTATGTTTCCAGTTGAAACTGTAACAATTACCGTTAACAATGCGAGACCGCATATTGATATTAGAATTATCGTTGGAACAGGCAACATATTAATTCTCTAGGCGATAATAAATCAGTATTTTCATTTTATTCGAAATTGGAAACTGTTTTGGACCATGCTCTTGAACCTGACGGTCGTTTAGAGTATACCATGAATTGCCAGGTGGCATATTTCTACCATAGCTCCACCAATGTCCTCCATTGAAACAACTTACAGAAATAAGAGCATATTGACGTTTATTAAGTGCAAGAATGCTGGAGTAATCAATAGAGCCATTATTTGAAATTACATGAAATACCATAATTTTAGGAAATGAGCCAATAAGTTGTTGTTTTTTAGCATCTCCACGAATTTTACACTTTTCACATTCTCTGTCTTGAATATCATTTTCCTTTACAGCATCTGTTATACAGTCAATCATTGGTTTATCTTTTTCTTCACTTGCGATAGAAAATTCTACAACACTATCTTCTTTGAGCTCCCTATTTTTGCAAGTAGAACATGTTACCGAGTATGCAATTTTAAATCTCATAAGTTCGTCTAGAAAAGGGAGCTTATCACAGAGATAAACAATTAGTTCATGTGCATCTCCAATTCCTTTGCCAGCAGGCATCACTTCTGTACGAACTGCATCAAAGAAATCTGTTAGACCGTCTTCTCCTTTTGATTTCCAAATTCGTGAGAGACATTCATCAATTACATTGGCTTTATCGAATATATCATTATTGTAACGCTCTTGAACCTCGGGAATTCGAAATATTCCTTGCAAACATGTATTTACCCAGCAGCTTCCACTGAAATTCTTAAGTCCAAACATCTTTAATGTTGAAATTTAGAGAAGTCTGTTAAAAAGGGTTGCGGTTCGTTTTCATCCATTGGAAACGCATTTTTGAAATCTGGATTATACTCGTATGTTTCACTCTCTGCTTTATCTGACTCATGTTTACCGGTGTCTTTACTCTTTTTTTTCTGCCCAGGCACTGGAGTTGTTTCAGGACCATAAATATCCGGATATACATTTAATCCATCATCTTTGGAGGACGATGCTGCAGGCACTGGGTCTTCTAATTTAGGCATTTTGGGACCATAAATAGGCTGCTCGTTTGGGTCTATCGGTTTTGGTTTTGTTCCAGTTTTGCCAAACTTATCCAATGTTTCTAGCAGAGCTTTATTGGTCATTTTTTCAGAAACTGGTGTATAGAAAAGTATAATTGCTACTGCAAGTATTGTTAATCCTATCCAAATATACTCCATCTTTATTCACTAAGCACAAATCATTTCAGGTAGTGGATTGCAAATCTTAGAAAACATTACTGCAAATTCATTACTTGGTTGAAGTGTTTCGCATACTAGATTGTTTATAGTAATTGTTCTATAGTTTTCAAAAAGAATATTATATAGTGTTTCACCATTATATAGAATTTTAGAAACACCTTTGAATTTACCAACAAATTTACGTGCTTTATATAATTTTCCATTAAATTCTACTTTATGATTTTGACTCATTGATTTACACTATTTTAACATTTTATAGTTGGTCAACATAAAGATGAATAAAAAAACACGTAAGCAAAGAAAACATCGCCGCCGTACACTTCGTAGAAAACGAGTTGGAGGTAGAGATAGTCAAACATTAATACCACCCACTTCTGCATTTAAAGCTCCTGTTAATTCAACAGATATTGTAAGCGGAATTTCTAGTGTTTAAGTTAAGATGGCACGTTTTCCCGCACCAAATTGCAATTGCGCTACCTGTAGGAGAAACCGCCATCATATGAGAAAATGGTATGTCACAACGAAACAGTCATATGTTCGTGTTGCGAAATAACACCTTGTCATCAACCTACTACAACTCGTCCACCTGGTCCACCTGGTCCACCTGGTCCACCTGGTCCGACTGGTCCGACTGGTCCAACTGGTCCAACTGGTCCAACTGGTCCGACTGGTCCGACTGGCGGTGATAGTGGTCCAGATGGTGGGTCTGTTCAAGATTTTGAATATGTGCAATCGTCCGGATTAATACTAGAAGAATCTATAGTAGAACCTACAGTTAATACTGGAGACGGAGGAATTTTATATGTAGAATCTGGAAGATTGAAATACAAAGGTCCTGATGGAACGGTTACAGTATTAGCTTTACCGTAAAATATTTTTTACTTTGAGTTCATAGTGTCAATAGAAGTGTAACAATTTCTATTGACATTTTATCTAATACTAACAATGTATCTTAATCTAATCGGATTAGGATTATTAAGTCTTTTTATTGGTACTCTTGTCTACTATTCATGGATACCTATTTCGACAAATATAAATCCTGTGCGTTCTGGTCTTTTAGTTGCACAAGATACTGGAAAGACAAAGCAAATAGTATCAAAAACTGGAGATGCGTCTATGGTTACTGAAAAAACAAGAAGGTGTGTTATTAAGAAAAATCATTCATATAATCCAACGTTCAGTTCAAATTTAGGAAGCTTAAGTGGTGCTGTTGAGACGTTTTTTATCACAGCTGTCTGTGTAGACGGTAGAGGTCTATGTTCTCAAGACATTATATTTGATGGTGGTGGCGCAGATGATGAGTTTTGTCCAGTCGAAGGTAATATTATATATGACGCTGGTGGTGTTGGTACAATAGTATGTGACACTTAAAATAAGATGGCTTGTCCGCCGACAAAAGTCCGTTTCTTATTGCGTAGAGCAACATCAAATGAATGGACTTGTAAAAATCCTATTTTACAACAGGGTGAACCTGGTTGGGACACAACTAATAATCGTCTAAAAGTTGGCGATGGCATTTGTCGTTGGAATGACCTATCATACTTGTTGAACCAGACAGACATAACGGATATTATTAGTCGTGCAGGCGATACTGGTCCCGTAGGTCCGACTGGTGATACTGGTCCTCTTGGTTATACTGGGGATACTGGTCCAACAGGTGATACTGGTCGCACAGGAGACACTGGTCCTATCGGTGATACTGGTCCTATTGGTGACACAGGTTGTACAGGAGACACTGGTGATGTTGGTCCTATCGGTGATACTGGAGACACCGGTCCTATGGGACACACAGGTCGTACAGGAGACACCGGTCCTATGGGACACACAGGTCGTACAGGAGACACCGGTCCTGAGGGACACACAGGTCGTACAGGAGACACCGGTCCTGAGGGAAACACTGGTCGTACAGGAGACACTGGTCCTGAGGGAAACACTGGTCGTACAGGAGACACTGGAGACACTGGTCGTACAGGAGACACGGGTCCTATAGGAGACACGGGTCCTATAGGAGATACGGGTCCTATAGGAGATACGGGTCCTATAGGAGATACGGGTCCTATAGGAGATACTGGTCCTATAGGAGACACAGGAACTTCGGGCTCTAGAGGTACAACTGGTCATGCAGGAAATGATGGAGTATCCATTAGAGGTGAAAAGGGAGAACGTGGTGAAAGAGGATACGATGGTCAACCGGGTGAAAAAGGTCAACGTGGTGAAAAAGGAGAAACCGGAGAAAAGGGAGACACAGGAGAGGAGGGTCTTCGTGGATACATCGGTGAGAAAGGCGAACAAGGTGACAGAGGATTAAAAGGTGAAAGGGGTGAAAGGGGCGAGCAAGGTGAAAGGGGATTAAAGGGAGAAAGAGGGCTGCAAGG